GTTGTTTGGCAGGTCATACAGACCTACGATTTTAAGATTGAGCGCTGCACTGGTTGCTTGGGTAGAGAAGTCAAGGGTCATGTTGGAGACACCTGTAACAGTACTGCCCGTAGTAGAACCCGTAACATCTGCGTTATTGCCTATCGCCGCTTGAGTCATGGTGCCGTTCACTTGAATAGTAAACAACTGGTTCGGGTCATCCAGCACAGAGGCTTGAATAGTGCCTGTTGTGATGTTGATGCTGCCCGGATAGTAGTTCTTCCAAGTAGGCTTCTGAGTGGTTGGATCGTTATAGAAACAACCATTAAATACACCAATTGCACTAACATGCGTAGCAGGTGCAAATTTAACAAGATAACCGCTGACAAGAGTTACCAAGTCACCTTGGAAAATTGCGCCAGCTTGGTTGTCGTTAATGGTATAAGCGTACTGCTTCTGTGCGCCAGTGGCGGACAGGTTTCCTAGAGGCCGAAGGCCATAGGGGTTGTTTACGTTAGCCATGCTATATGTCCTTTAAGTGAATTATTTGGAGGAGTCTTGCCCACCAATGCTTACACGAGACTGTCTTTCCGGCCTGTTAATCTTCATTGACGAGTGTGCATTCGTCTTCAACAGGTCGTTATCAACGGCCTTTATTTGGTCTTGAGTGCGCTCTGAATAATATTTCCTGCGCTCCTCTGCGGTTTCATCTGGAATTCTCGCCAGCAAAAGGCCGCCAACGCTGATAACGCCAGCGTTTTTGCCTTCTTCAGGACTCTGCCCAATGAAGTCCGGATGCTCGTCTGCGCGAACCAGCTCATACCCCTCGCGGAGTTTTGCTGACACGTTCATGCGGTCATCCATTCCACCGGACTCAGCGCGAATCCAACGATGTCTATACCCAGCAGGAGCGGGAGGGGCATCTAAACGTGAAGGTGGTGCCCATGCTTTGCGCCGCGCAGTAACTTCACGGGTTTCCGCCGTGCGAGGACTGCGATTAAGTCTTGGAATTTCTGGTGCGTCAGTCATGTTATTACTCCTTTACGTACTTAGCGTATTCTTCGAGAGGAACACCCAGTTTCTTTGCGATTGCAACTTGGCTTGCGCTCAGTTTAACCGTCCGGCGTGCAGAATTGTTTACTCCCGACGAGCGGGTTGCAGGGGCGACCGTCTGCACGGGACGGGCGTTTCTGTTGTCTTGGTTTGTATTATACGCTCTAGTCTCTTTTGGGAAGATATTGCGCATTCTACGGTCAATTTCATCATAGTACTCTTCTGACTGTGGGTCAAAGCCTTCTTTTTGTATTAAGTCAAGGTGTATCCCCTTAACGGCCCCTGTCATTACAGTATTTGTACCAAACCACGGGTTACGTTCTGCCCATTCCTCTGCCTGTTGATCTATTGGGGCCTTGGGGGCAACGGGCTGCGGCTGTTGCTGGTATACGGGTTGCTGCGAAGCCTGCTGCTGACGAGACAACGCTTGCTGGCGGTACTCCGCGGCATCGCTCACGCGCTGCTGGTCCATCATCATAGAGGTAAGACGCTGTTGCGCCTCCGTCTCTGTGTCAATGTCATACTCTTCCCGCGCCTTCTTGATGATTTGCTTGAGCGTAACCATCTGCGTATCGATGCGCCCCTTGGCCTCAATCAGCCGGTCTGCATCCGTGCGCTGGAATCGCTGCTCCAACTCGTCCGCTCGTTGCTGCAGGTTACGCGCATACTCGATAGCCGCTTCTTCTCGGCGTTGGGTCTCACGCAGACGACCCGTCAGCTTATCAATGCGCTTCTGGACCTTATCGCCGTACTGGTCAAGGTCATCTTTTTTGGCAGAGGGTGTCTCCACCAAAGGCGATTCTTCTTTGTCTGTTACAACGCCGTTCTCGCCGTCACTGTCCATTTCAATTGTTGCGGGGGTTTCGTCTTCCCCAACTTTAAACTCCAAATCTTCGTTACTCATAACTTTCCCCTTTACATGTGCAGAACGTCTTTAGGGTCGTTGATTATCCCCAAGACTTCGTCATCGTTTAACAGCCGGATTTCGCCCCCATCAATTTGAATACGGGAACCTGCATACCTTCCAAAGATGATCCAATCGCCAACCTCGCACCAAGGTCCTGCCGGGAACTTGGTCTCATCAGAGTAGGCTAGATCGCCCATACGCAGCACATAGCCGCAGTTAGTCGCTAACTGTGTGCGCTTTTGGGTTTCTTCGGAAAGCAGGATGCCTCCTTTAGAGGTTTTAGATCCTCGGTAGGGGAGAATAGCGATGCGCCAGCCAGTAGGGCAGGGAACTCTATCAAGAACGTCCGCGTGGACATTGTTTATGTCTACGTTTCCGTCTTCGTCGTAAGCATCATCGAGCGTGGGAGGAGTATTTGCTATTTTATCCCTGCGCTTTTCTTCAAGTGCGGTCAACTTAGGTTGTTCCATTACACGTCCTCTGGTGGTTAAAAATCATCCGTAGACCTCTTACTCAGCTCTTGCTTTATAAGTTCTTCTACCAATTTTATGCCTTCCAGACGACCCATCATGAAGCGGTAACGCTCCATGTCAGCAATAGTGCCGTTAAGCACAATCGCTTCCGAGTCCTGTTGTAATTTCCTAAGCTCTCGCAGTACTTTTTCTGCAAATTCAAGCATGGTAATTTCCATGAAATAGCAGACAGTTAGGCCACTGTCTGGAGGCTAAAAACGACTTTAGTATATCTTTACTGGTATATTTCCGTCACGCTTTTTAACGGTACGCGCAGGGCCTTGAACGCCTTTGGGCGTGCTTATCACCTTGCCACCGTCTTTCATCTTGTTCGACTTGCCTGAAAGCGACAGTGCGATAGCCACGGCTTGTTTCTGAGCTTTATCCTTGCTCTTGGGCCTGCTCTCACCGATCTTACCTTTATCTTTAAAGGCACCCATCAGTTCACCGATGTTTTGGCTTACGGTCTTGGCGCTAGAACCTTTTTTAAGTGGCATCTTACCCTCCGTTACGCGGTTTATTAATGCGTTCTAGCGCTACGCCGGTACGCATTTGCGCGATCTTCTGCTGGGACGCAATCCTTTCCTGATTGGCCTGCTGGTTCTGCGCCACTTTGGCCTGATCGATCTGCAAACCCTGCTGCTTGAGCTGGATATTGGCTTGATCGTTCGCTGCCCGCTGCTGTAGCTCCTGCGCCTTCAACGCCACTATCGGATCTTGCCCACCGCCACCGGGATTGGCTAACTGCTCCTGCAACGCACGCATCGCTTGCATGTTTTCCGCAATCTTTATCGATACCAGACCTTCACGCTGCAAATCTGACACCATCGCGTCTGGATCATTGCCGTAAGTCATGAACAATTCCGCTTCTGCGTCCTCTTCAGCTTTCAAACGCAGGTGCTGCATGAGGTGCTTGTACAAAAGGACGCCGCCAGAGGCGTTTGCCTGCATTAACGGGGAAAGCCCCATCATCAGGTGCGACGCGATGTGCGCGTCGTGCTGCTGACCTGCAAATGCCTTCAGCTCCATCCCTTCCATCACGTCGGCGTTCTCGGTGGCAGGGTCTTTTGGCAGCTGGTTACTCTGAGCACGCAAAATACCGTCAATGTCGCGCACATTAAGCGCTGCATACACCCGGTAGTACGCCTCGTACATGTTGTGCATCTGCGGCGCACTCTGCGCCAGCTGCAACTGGGTCTGGGCCAGCGTAATACGCTGCGCGGCAGAGAAAATGTTCGGATCAGCCACCGGCAACACAGCAACCATGTTGTTAAAGTCAGCTTTCTTGATCTTGCGACTTGCACCGGGCACGTCATAGGGGTATTCGTCCGGCAGATACTCGCCAAAACCCTTGGCCAGCATCTCAAACTCTTGGGTCTGGGCGTAATACAGGCGCTTGTGGATAGCCGACATCACCATCGAGCCACGCTCAAGCAGGGCAATCGTCGTTCCGACCGCAGCCTGTTGATTTCCGTCCCCCACCTGCATGTCTGCCGTGCTGGCAAGGCGTTTTCCGGCCTCAACCGTAAAGCCGAGGAGCTGGAACAGTGTCTGGGAGGGCTCTTTGTAGGGTAACGGCAGCAATGATGCCGTCAGTTCTGCTCCACCCGCGTCAATATCACGCCATTCGCCCGGTTGGATCGGACTATCGTCGTCTGCGATTCTTGCGCCCTTGGCTTTAAAGCCTGCAGGCAGGTTAGATAGGGTGCCTGCGTCAAGTAATTGACGCAATGCGCTGGTGGCGGTCTTGGAAAGTCCCCCAATCAGGTGAACAAACCCTAAACCATAGGCCCCAAGGCCCTCCACCAACACGTAATGTACGAAATATTCGCGGCGGCACTTCAATTCGTCGCCTTCTACCCAGTTTCTGCGTACTCCGACGACTCGCGAACTGGTCTCATCCAGCGTGACCACGTAAGGAAGACGAATACCCGTGGGTTCACCGTCCTCATCCATGTCTTCAAAGCCGGGAATGTCCAACGCCACTTGAAATTCCAACAGGAATATCTCTTCAGGTGCGCCTGTCTGCACAACGCCTGTGGCTTTATCAATAGAATACTGGATCTGACTTGCGTCAGAAGGTGACATCTCGGCTTCTACGTCAACGTCCAGATACTCACCGGCCACCACGCGCTTTCTGAACTCGTTTGAGTCCATCGAAATGCGGTGAGTCAGGCGTGGGCACTCGGAAATAACGCTTGAACCGTTGTAGGGGATGTACATGTCGTCAGGCAGCACCAGTCTGCTGACCATTCGGCCTACCTGCGCGTCGTAGTAGACCTTCTTGAAGGTCGAGCCGCCGTAGCCGGTGTAGAAAAGCAGTTGATCA